CTGGCAAACGATCGTTTCGCCATTCCCGTAATTGTCTTTTGAACGGTTTTTTGTCGTTTTGAGGGACGTTCACCTGTTTGAATTTGATAAGCGGGCTTATATGAATTCCACGCTTGTGTTCCTAAGTCTCCTCCGATGTCCGTTGCAAAACCCCTCCCAGCTTTGTTTAATGTCGATTTAAAGTCACTTAAGCCCTGTCCGAAGTATCGTCTGATGGATTGTTGTTCGCTGTTTGGCTGGCGTCGCGTCAATGCCTGACTGCCCGGCTGGCGTCTTGCAAGCATGTTTGAAAAAGTGGTCCCGGGAACAGTTGTTCCCCGGACTGCACAACTGTAGCCGAACCTTTAGGAAGCGGCGGGTATTTTGTACCAGCATGCGTAGAATTGTAGGTAGGGGGACAGTATTACCCCCTACCTACCGCCTCGCCTCTTCTCTCACAAAAATACCATGCCCGTCTCGCAGAACGTGCGCTGGGTGTTTACTCTCAACAATTACACTGATGTTGACATTACTCATCTCGCAACGCTGGTTCCTAGTATCGCTTCTTATCTTGTTTATGGAAGGGAGGTGGCTCCTACTACTCTCACTCCTCATCTTCAGGGGTATGTTCACTTCCTGAAGCGCAAGTCTCTGTCTCAAGCCAAGTTGGCACTTGGTAACCCTGCAATTCATTTGGAGGTGTCCAGAGGGACGGCCGATCAGGCCGCTGAGTACTGCAAGAAGGAAGGACAGTTTCAAGAGTTTGGCGCCCTTTTGGTGGGCGGCAAGAGGAACGACTGGCATGACTTGCGTGATTGGCTGGATACCTTACGTCATCCGCCCACGGATTCAGAGATGATCGACAAGGTGCCTCACTTGTGGGCACGTAATCGTCCAGCTCTTTTGAAAATGATACAAATCCGCTGTCCACCTCATCCCCTAGTCTCAGGAGACCCTCGACCGTGGCAAGCACGGCTTGCATCGCTTTTAGACGAACCACCAGATGATCGTAAGATCGTCTTTGTCGTTGATCCGCAGGGGAACAAGGGTAAGACATGGTTTCAAAAATTCTATTTGCAGAAACGCCCAAATGATGTGCAGTTGCTTCTCATGGGCAAGCGTGATGATATGGCGTACAGTATTGATCCTAACAAATCCGTATTTATGATAAATGTTCCTCGGGGTTCCATTGAGTTCCTTCAGTATTCTGTTTTAGAGATGTTGAAGGACCGGATTGTCCATTCCCCCAAGTACGAGAGTATGACGAAATTTCTCGCACGTCAGTGCCACGTGGTCGTGTTTACGAACGAATTCCCATTGATGAGTCACATGACCTCTGACCGTCCGTTCTTTTTCTCTTTTGACGGAACACCGGTCACTATTCCTAATTCCAATTTCGCGACATTTAATCAGCCCCTGGCTTACACCCTAAACAGTTAACCTAACATTACTATGTAGCGAAGCGGCTCGACCGCGAAGCGTTCTCTTATAATATGGTGGGGATCAATTTTAGAATTGATCGGCCCCGCCGATGCGGGTGGTCGCCCCCGGCGACGGGGTCCCCGTCGTTGCGCCCCCGGCGCTCGGGGTCCCCTCCCCGTCTTATCCCCGTCTTATCCCCGTCTTATGGGTCTCTGAAATACAGGATACCATTCAAGGCCAAGTTTGGAAGGAAGTCTGTTACAACTGGCACCGTTAGGTCATAATCCATTTTATGCCAATGAAAACCAACATAATATTGTTTATAGCCTCGTTGGCCTGCTGCTGCCTTGATCTTGGTCCGTATTGTCTTGTTAACTTTGATATATTTATCGAATGCTGCCACGTCTGCCACATTGTCTGTGGCTGCGCCATCAAATCCATTCGTTAACGCTGATCGATCCAACACCCATGACTTGCTGTATATCATTTTGTATGGTACATTTCTCCCGAATTTTGGTGCTGCCCTGAAGCATTCTGGGAGATTGTTATAAAGCGAATTTGCATTTGTATTCGCATTGTACCATTCTAGTGCCGTCGACGAGTTGAAGTTCGTATCGACCACGTCTGAAGTGAATACGAACATACGAACTCCTACTCTGTAATTGAATGACACATTTGAAATTTGTCCGGTCATTCTGAACCCTTTCAGATAGTAAGCTTCGCCTGTCCAACTTGAAGTAACGATATTTTGATCGGTCTGATTTACTGGCGGGAGTGCAATGTTTTGATTAATTGGAAAAATTGTTAGTCCGTTTAATGACAAAGCCTGCACCCCCATTTCACCATTGATGGATGTCAATGTTCCAAACAGCAATCGTTTTGGTTCGCTATTATCAATTGCAATTCTTTTAATCATTGCCTTTAAGCCACCCATTCGTCGTCTGGGCCGGGAGGCCTTGCGGCGGAGAATTCTTCGTCGTTTCATTGGACGACGTGATCCTGTCCTGGCAAACGATCGTTTCGCCATTCCCGTAATTGTCTTTTGAACGGTTTTTTGTCGTTTTGAGGGACGTTCACCTGTTTGAATTTGATAAGCGGGCTTATATGAATTCCACGCTTGTGTTC